CTCCCCACTAGACGTGTTAACTTAATAAAAACAGGAGTTAGAATGAATAAATTCTACGAAATACTGAGAAATGAAGACTATAAACCATTTGTAGAAACAAAAGGTGGTGGTAATTTCTCAGCAGACTATGTGTCTTGGGCAGTAATGCATGATCATTTGAAAAGACATTTTCAATATGTTGCATATAAGACACATGAATACCAAATCACTAAAGATGGTACTACGCTAACTTTACCATACATGCTATTACCAAATGGTACTGCAGTAGTTAAAGTTACTCTTACATTAGAAGATAATGAAGGAGATAGACAAACACATGAAGAATGTCTAGCAGTACGTAATTTTAAAATGAGTGCAGAAACATCTCCAGATGCTGCACAAGTAGAAAATACCATTAGACGTTGTATAGCAAAAGCAGGTAGCATGTTAACTGGTTTTGGTATAGAACTATGGTTTGGAGAAGACATTAAAGATCTAGATTATAGACCAGAAACATTGAGAAATGGTCAAAAACCTAAAGAAGGTCATATAACAATAGATCAAAATGTAAAATTAGATAGACTTAGCAGAGACCCTGTATTCAAAGGAACTGATACGTCTACTAAAGTAAAAACTTTAATCAATTCAAATCCAACAGAAGAGAAAGCACAAGCTGCTATTGATAAATTGGATAAGAAGATTAAAGAACTAAGAAAAAAACAAAAGGAGGCAGCATAGATGCCGTACGAAAAAACAGGAACAGTCAAATCTGTGAAAATAGATTATGACGTTGAAAAACAGTGGGGGAATTGGAACCCCACTTTTGATATGTTCTTAACTATAACATACAACGATGGACAAGACTGGGATAACACTTTAGAAATCTATGGAAATGTAAAAAAAGACATAGAGACTACGGATCAAAAGTCTTGGGGATCAGCATTTAAAATAAAGAACTTCTTTGAATCAGTATTTAAAGAAAAAGATCTTTATATGAATAATGATTACACAATTCCAGATAAATGGTGTGACGTAGCTATAGGAAGACAATTTATGTTGTGTTCTTATAAAACTACAAAACTCAAGAAAAGCGGTAAGCATTTCTGGGACACCTATAAGATTGTTGCTAGATCAGATGCAGCACAAGGTACATTGAAGACGAAAGTCATGAAAGATGTACAAGATGGATGGATTAAGAACTATTTTACAGAAGATATGGATAAAGATATTGAAACATCTGCTCCAGCAAAACCTTCTGCAAAAGCCGATTTCGATCTGGACATTTAACATGAAAGTACCAACTGTTAAATTCATAATAAAGAAATGGCTGAGAAATAGATTAGACAATGGTATAGAAACAGTCGCTTCTCATGAAATTGAAACAAATTTGGTCAATTACGGAAACGAGTATTGGGGGAAATTACATACCCCCAGTACTTATTCACGTGCTTGGAGACATTTAAAAAGTGGAACCGAGCTAGACGATATTGATGTTTCAACGATTAAAGAAGTTAAGACAGAAAGTGCGGAGACAACATGGAGACTAATAACTGGTGGGTAGAATACGCTACCACAAGTGTTAGCAATAGAAATCATCTTTGCAAACTAGAAGAGTTTCCTAGTATAGCAGCACAACATCAGAATCTAGAAATATACAGAAGTATGTTTCTTTATGATGCTGATATTGTAGAGTTTGTTGCTAAAAACGATACTGTAACTGGATTCAACGGAGTACAAGGAGTAGATAAACTTGTTATTGACATTGATTACATTAAAAATGACAATAACATGGGTAACGAAACACGATTGAAAGTCTTGGACGTAATTGACAAAATGGAAAAACTTTTGATACAACCAGAACATTATAACATATGGTTTTCTGGTAAAGGTTTTCATATACATCTTGGCAATGTCTACGGATTTGAAAATTCTAACCAAGTGGCTAAACAAGTAAGAGCAACCATGCAACGTGACTTTGGCGAACATATAGACATTATATATGATAGCAGAAGATTGATACGTGCTGGACATTCTTACAATAAAAAATCAAAGCTATATAAAATACCTATATCTTATGCAGAATTATCTGAATTAGAGTATTTAGACATAGCTGAATTAGCACAGGAGATTAGAACTAGCTACAAACCTCATAAAATTACTAAAGAGGCAGTAGTTGGATTAGATCCTATGGATATGAGTCGTAAAAACATTGAAGAAGTACGTAAAGTATTCGACAATGCAAAAGGCATATCTACAAGATACATTACATGCGTACAGCATATTTACAATGCTGGACATGTACCAAATAATAGGCATAAACACCTATTGGCTTTAACAAGTATATGGCGAAAGAAATATGCTTTTGATAAGGTAGCATGTGATCATCTTGCAAGAGCTTATATGACTAAGATGAATAATCCATTGGATCCAGTTGAAGTTAGCAGAATCGTTAGTGACGCTTTCAAAAATGATTACAATTACGGTTGCAATCATCCAGTACTACAACCTTATTGCGATAGTAAATGTCTATTGTATAAGTACAAAAATCTTGATGAAGAAACAAACATATTAAATGCTGAACAAATGATTAGTAAATTGATAGAGCATTATACATCAGACTTCACAGATAGATCTTTTGACTTAAAAGACATCTTTACATTTATGCCTAAAACGCATTTATTTACCTCTGGTCAGCTTATTACACTAATAGGCGATACAGGGTTAGGTAAAACAGCTTTTATTAGTTATCTCATCACACAGCTACCTAAGATAAAAATACTATTCTTATCTTTGGAAGTAGATGATTTAACTATGTCAAGAAGATTCTTGCAGGCAGCAATGAAGAAATCAAAAACAGACATTATCAACATAGTGAAAAGTGGAAATATTAATAGTATAGAAGAAGCACAGAAATCTATAGATAATATTCAACTAGAAACAGTAAGTCCTGATATACAGGATTTATCTAGCTTTGTTGCAGAAACTGAAGCAAAAATAGTCGTTGTAGATACAATTGATAGAATACCAGCTAAATATGCTGGAAAAGATGACTTTGCTAGACAAGAAGTAATCGCAAATGGCTTAAAAGATTTAGCAATGAAAGAAGATGTTATTGTGTTAGCAGTACATCACATTTCTAAATCAGCATCTTACAATTTCAAAGAAACAAATACATTGGACGTGCATAGTGGTAAAGGCAATAGTGCCATAGAACAGAAATCAGACCAATACATTGCATTTCAAGGTAAAGAAATGAGTAAGGCTAGAGTAGTTAAATCTTTAAAAGCAAGAGACGAATCAAAGTTTGAATTGCTTCTCAACTACAATTGGGATACTTTCACCTTTGATAAAAGAAACTAATAGATAGGGCACAGGTTCCTTTATTTGTGCCCTATTACCACATACCGAGGAGGCCAGTATGGCAGTAATCGAAATTCATTTAAAAAATGAACAATTATATAAAGTAGAAGGACAAGACGCTGTAGTATATATACATGATCATGATATAAATGAGATAACAACAATGACATTCCAAAAACAGGAAAGGCTTAATGAAAACTGGAAAGACAATAAATCTCTTAGGATTTCCCTTAGTAATGAGGATATTGATCCAAGACAAAGAAAGGACAGCATGGATAATAATACTATGTAAACTAATAAAAATATCTATAGGGTATTCAACATTAGGTGGAGATAGTATTCAAATAAGCATCGGTGTAACTAAATTAGAAATATTTACATCATTCACTATTAAAAAAGGATGGTTTGCATGAAAATACCTAAAGCGAACATACAATCAGAAATGACTATAAAGTTAATACACTTATTAAGTGAGTTAGAAATAACAAACAGACAAAGAATGAGCAACGATGGTAAAAAACACTTAGATGACATATGGAAACTATTAGGACAACCAACATATCAAGAAATTATAACTGCAAAAGAAAAGGCTGAAATGAAGTCAAATCTTGAGGAGGAAGAATGAGTAGACAATCAATATATGTAAGGCATAAAGATGAAATATTTGAAAAATTGCTTAATACTTATAAAAAATGTGTAAATCGTAAAGTTAAAAGTGCTATATCTGATGAAGATTATGGTTATGCAAAAGCATTAGAATGGGTTTTAGATTTGCCATTAACAATCGTAAATAAGGAAAATAAAAAATGAGTGGCAAAGCACCAAAACAGAAAGGAAATAGAATTGAACGAGAATGTGTAAACCTAGCTAAAGGCTACGGTTTTGAATCCAAACGTGCTTGGGGATCTGATGGAAGATCACTAGGCTGGCATGAAGAAGTAGATATGGTTATAGAACTACCTTTCAAATGGAAAGGACTAGATCAACCATTCAAATTTCAAGTCAAAGGTCGTAAGAAAATTGGAGAGCTATACAAACCATGTGAGCATGTGTATGGACAGATTCTCAAAGAAGATCGTAAAGAAGCGTTAGTAACTATACGATACCAAGACTTGTTAGATCTTTTTAAAAGGTTAACAGGATGAAATCTCTTTGTCTGAAC